TCTGGAGCAGGTATGACTCGAGCCGGTGTCGCTGCCTATAGAAGAGCAAATCCCGGTTCAAAACTAAAAACAGCGGTCACTGGCAAGGTCAAACCAGGATCAAAAGCTGCGAAGAGACGTAAATCATTCTGTGCAAGAAGCGCAGGTCAAATGAAAAAATTTCCTAAAGCTGCAGCTAATCCTAATTCAAGACTTCGTCAGGCACGTAGAAGATGGAAGTGTTAACTACATCTTTATAACTAAAAAGGAAATAATATGTCGATACAAGACTTAGTAAACCAGATAGAATCTGCTTTACCCTCAATCATAACAAAAGGTTTAGATACCTTAATCGTAAACGAAGGAATGGATCCTTGGAATGATGTTTACTCATGTGAAGAATCTTCACATTCAAGTTGGATGGGATGTAATTTTGATTACACTGCAGCAGTAAGCGTACAAAAAATTGAACATCTTTCAAGTTTATATATTAAAAACCTAACTCAAAATGGTGACATCGTAGATGATGGCAACGGAAACTATACTGTTGCATTAGATACAAAAATAAAACTTACAGCAGAACATTTAAATGTTACTGCGTCAGCACCTGTAACTACTAATACTTGCGGAATAAAAATAAATATTACTCCGAAAGATGTAATGTATATTAATGATCTTATTGCTACAGGAACTATGACATGTACAATAAATTTAGCTTCAGCAACATTAGTTGCAGCTAAAATGAGTTCCATAAGTACAAGTTATGATAACATTGATCACAACATAAGCGGATTGGGTGCATTTAATTGGATGGCTAGTTCTTTAGCTAGTCTATTCACCTCTTTTGCAAAAAGTTGGATAAATGATGAATTAGATCCAATGATACAAAGCGAATTAAATAAAGAGTTAGATTCAATTTTACCTTACAAAATAGTATAAGGAGAACAAATGAAAAAAAATAAAGCTAAAATAAAAAAAGTTATGAAGGGTTTGCAGAAAGCGTCTAAAACACACGCTGCACAAGCAAAAACTTTAAAAGGAGTTTTACATGGCAGATCCAAAAAAAGGAACGGGTAAAAAACCTAAAGGATCTGGTAGAAGACTCTACACAGATGAAAACCCTAGAGATACGGTTAAAATAAAATTTGCAACACCAGCAGATGCAAGAGCTACTGTTGCAAAAGTAAAACGTGTAAGTAAACCCTTTGCACGCAAAATACAAATACTAACAGTAATGGAACAACGGGCTAAAGTTATGGGTAAGAGCCAAGTCGCATCCATTGCAAAGAAAGGTAAAGATGCAATTAGAAAACGTAATAAGACGATTACTTAAGTTTGTAAATACAAGATTACAAGCTTTATCAATATCAGTCACATCAGGTGGTATTGACAGTATGGAAAAATATAGATATATAATAGGACAAATAACTGCTTTAGAAGCAGTCAGACAGGAACTCTCTAACCTGCTAGAAGATAAGGAGCAAAATGAAAAAGGAACAGTCGTCGATATTAACACCAAACAATGATCTTATTGGTGTAAAAAAATCAGAGAAAAAAGAAGAGGGAAAAATACCAAAACCCACAGGTTGGCGTATTTTAGTTTTACCTTTTAAGATGAAGGAGAAAACTAAAGGTGGTTTGGTGTTAGCTGAAACTACTTTAGAAAAGCAACAAGTTGCTTCTCAATGTGGTTTAGTTTTAGCTATGGGTTCTCAATGTTATCAGGATAAAGAGAGATATCCAGAGGGTCCATGGTGCAAGGTCAATGATTGGGTAATGTTTGCACGTTACGCTGGATCAAGGATCAAAATAGATGGTGGTGAGATTCGTCTGCTAAACGACGATGAAGTGTTAGCAACAATTGATAGTCCAGAGGACATCTTGCATGAGTTTTAATCATAGGAAGGAGTAACTATGCCAGAAGAAGAAAAGAAAACGGTAGATATAGATACATCGGGTCCCGATGCAACAATTGATATCGAAGAAACAAAAGACGAAGCTGTTGTAGAAACAGAACAGTCGAACGAAGATACAAGAACATATGAAAAGAAAAAAGATCATGGAACAGATATAAGTTATGAAAATGAAAGAGAAACAAAGTTAGACGAGAAACAAGAAGATAATAAATTAGAAGAATACAGCAAAGGTGTACAAGCGAGAATAGGAAAACTAACTCGTAAATTAAGAGAGTCTGAAAGACGAGAACAGGCAGCTCTTGATTACGCTAAAGGTGTAGAAGAATCTAGACAAAAATTAGAATCTAAATTTAAAAAAACAGATTCTGATTACATTAAAAAATTTGAGACAACTATATCATCGGGTTTAGAAGCTGCACAAAAAGAATTAGCAGCAGCTATTGAATCAGGTAATGCAGAGGCTCAAGTTCAAGCTAACAAAAGAATTGCAACACTCGCGTTCGAGAATGCAAAACTAGAGGCGGCTAAAGAAGGTAGAGAAGCACAACCAACACAGGCTGAGAAACCTGTATCAAATCTATCTCAAGCAAATAATGTAAACATTCCTCAAACAGACGATCCTATTAATATGGATCCAAAAGCCGAAGCATGGGCCGCTAAGAACTCATGGTTTGGTAGAGACAGAGCAATGACTTACACTGCTTTTGAGATACACAAGGATTTAACCGAAAAAGAAGGGTTTGATCCTAGCTCTGACGAGTATTATGCAGAAGTTGATAAAAGAATAAAAGTTGACTTTCCGCATAAATTAGGTAATACTAATGAAAAGCAAACGACCGCCCCTGTTCAGACAGTGGCTTCAGCTTCAAGAAGCGTAAAGCCTGGTCGCAAAACTGTGAGACTCACTTCTTCACAGGTAGCAATTGCTAAAAAATTAGGAGTGCCACTTGAAGAGTACGCAAAACAACTTAAAAACACGAAGGAGGCGTAATGGAAAAAGAAAACAAAAAAACTTCTCGTGCGAACCAAACACGGTCAAAGTCTGAACGACCTAAAGTGTGGGTTCCACCATCATCTCTAGATGCACCCCCTGCACCTGATGGATTCAGGTATAGATGGATAAGAGCAGAAGTCGTTGGATTTCAAGATACGAAAAACATAACTGGAAGAATTAGAGAAGGTTATGAATTAGTTCGTGCCGAAGAAGTCGAGAACGCATCTGATTATCCAGTTGTCGAAGACGGCAAATACAAGGGAGTGATTGGGGTTGGAGGCCTTCTTCTTGCGAAGGTACCAGTCGAGATCGCGAAGCAAAGACAAGACTATATGGCAGGACGCCATAAAGAACGAAGCGAAGCTGTAGAAAACGATCTTATGAAGGAGCAGGATCAGAGGATGCCTATCAATGTTGATAGACAATCTCGTGTAACCTTCGGTGGTACGAAAAAGTAATTTTTTAAATCACTGATTAATATAAACCGTACTGGAGGCCCTTCGGGGCAGGTACATTAAAAGGAAACAACTATGGCAAATAGAAACACACAAGGTTTTGGCCTTATTCCTGCAGGAACGCTTGGATCAACTCCAGCGACTTCTGGTCAAGGTAAGTACAAAATCGATGCGGGTTATGCGACTACTATATTTCAAGGTGGTGCGGTAGCTTCTAATGCTGGGTACATTATCGATGGTCAGACAACTGATGCACCGATTTTGGGAGTACTTAACGGAATATTTTATAACGCGGCGACGACTTTAAAACCGACGTTCTCAAATCATTACGTGCAAGTTACACCGGCAAACTCAGAAGATATCGACGCTTTTGTATTCGATAATCCACAACAACAATACGTAGTAGCGACTGATGCAACTGTTGCTCAAGCTGGTTTTTTACAGACGTATGACATGAATACTTCTGCTGGTAGTACAACTACTGGTAGATCGTCAGCGACTCTAGATATCGGCGATACAAGCGATGATGCAGCTTCATTCAGATTATTAAGATCTGCGGAAGATCCTGAAAATGAGGATATTTCTGCAGCTTTTGCATCTGTAGTCGTTGTTCCAAACTTGATTGAACTTCAATCATAATAGCAGAATAGGAGAATAAAACATGGCTATATCACGATCACAACTAGTTAAAGAACTAGAGCCAGGCTTGAATGCACTATTCGGCTTGGAATATAAAAGGTATGAAAATCAGCATGCTGAGATTTATACAGCAGAGAACAGTGACAGAGCTTTCGAAGAGGAAGTAATGTTATCTGGCTTTGCAAACGCACAAGTAAAAGGTGAAGGTCAAGGCGTATCATTTGATGATGCACAAGAAACTTTCACTGCTCGTTACACTCACGAGACTGTAGCTTTAGCATTTGCTATCACAGAAG